TTGTATAATGCTTTCTTAACATCATACATAGTACCTTTGTTTTTATTAAAGTAATTGTTTGCAATGTCATTAAACTCGTCATAGTATTTTGTAACACTAATTGCACGTTCAATAATTTTTTCATCATCAAGAATAGTATCAAACACTTCACTAGGATTAGCATATACATTTTTTACAATGTGTGTATATGAACGTGAATGAATTGTTTCAAAAAAGTCCCAAGCAATAATACAACCTTCTAGTTCTGGATTCGAACAGTAAGGTAAAAAACTTAGACATGGTCCACGTCCTTGTACACTATCAAGTAGTGTTTGATATTTTAAATTACTTGTAAAGATATGCTTTTGTTCATCACGAAGTTGCTGATAGTCACCTCTATCTTTTTGTAAACTAACTTCCTCTGGTCTCCAAAAATAACCAAGCATTGTTTGATTAAGTTTATCGTACTCAGGATATTTGAATACGTCATATCTCTGTGTGTTTTGATCTGCTCCAAAGAACATATGCTCTTTTGTAAAATCAATCTTCTCTCGGTTAAAAACTGTCTTTGTCATCGCTTTAGTATTACCCTTCTTCCTCGTCATAAATCCTTAAATCGCACACGCATCACACATTTCATCATCTTGATCAACTGTCTGCGTATTACCGTTTTGGCCATTTGTATGACCGTTTGTACCATTAATTATAGCACCATTTGTTTTGTTGTCAACCGCTTGTTGTTCCAATTGGTCAGCATCATCTTCAGCACCTTTAAAGTCATAAGTGTTTTGATAGTAACTTGTTTTCCAACCCATCTTATATGTTGTTAACATGTCTTTCATCATAATACTCATAGGCACTTCGTTGTTCTCATACTGTAATGGATTATATGACCAGTTACCACTAATGGCTTGGTCGAAAAACTTTTGCATTACAGCGACGATATTTATGTAACCTTCGTTACCTTTCATGTCCCATAGTAGGGTATAAAAGTTCTTTAGTTGACTATACTGTGGTACAATCTGCTTAAGAGGCCCTTTTTTGCTCTTCTTAACGGACAAGTAACCTCTAGGTGGTTCAATTCCGTTGGTAGCGTTCGACACAACGGAACTGCTCTCCGAAGGCATCTGTGCGGACAATGTTGAGTGCCGTAACCCGTGTTGCTTGATGCTCTTGCGTAAAGTAGTCCAATCATGATTAAGTTTCTTTCCAACGATATCGTTGACTTCTTCTTTGTACGTGTCGATAGGCATAATGCCGTCTGAATATTTAGTACGGTTGAAGTACTCACAAGCACCACGTTCTTCTGCTAACTTATTACTTGCTTTTAATAGATAATACTGGAAACTTTCAGTTAGGTCGTGTACAAGTTTCCATGCTTCTTTATCGGCATAGTTGACTTTGTGTTTTGCTAGGTAATGTGCTAGGCCGATATAACCAATACCTAATGAGCGTCGAGCCTTTGTGCTGATCTCAGCGGCTTTTACAGGATATCCTTGATACTCAATAATTTCCTCTAATGCTCGAACGGACAAATCACACAGTTCTTCAAGTTCTGAATTTTCTTTGTTTAATGTTAATGCACCTACGTTAATTGCACTTAGAATACATAATGCAATTTCGCCTTCAGCATCATCAATATGTTGAATAGGTTTAGTAGGCAATGTAATTTCTTGACATAAGTTACTCATGTAAATAGGATCTTTAAATGAACTATGTGTATTACAGTGATCAACATTCATAATATAGATACGTCCTGTTTCTGCACGTTCTTTTAATACTGATGAAAATAATTCATGTGCATCTATTTTCTTTTTACGAATAGATGTTTTACGTTCATACATTTCATATAGTTCTTTAAACTTATCATTATCGCCTGAATAAAATGCTTCATATAATCCTGGCACATCATGTGGCGAGAAAAGAGTTATGTCTCCACCGGACAATAACCTTTCATACATTAATTTGTTAAGTTGAATAGAATAATCTAACTTACGTACTCTATTATCATCTGTACCTTTATTATTTTTTAGTACAAGGATGTCTTCAATTTCATAATGCCAAAGTGGGAAGTGTGTAGTTGCACTACCACCACGTACACCATTTTGTGTACAACTTCTTACAGTTGCTTCATAAACTTTTAGAAACGGGACAACACCTGTGTGTGCTACTTCGCCGCCTCTTATTTTCGAATTAATCGCTCTGACACGACCTGCATTAATACCAATACCTGCTCTCTGAGCAATGTAATAACCGATAGCACTATTACTACTAAAAATACTAGGCAAAGTATCATCCACATCAACAAGAACACAACTAGCAAACTGGCGAATTGGAGTACGAACTCCAGCCATGACTGGGGTTGGTATGTTGACTTTAAAAAGTGAGGTCGCGTCATAATATTTTTTCACGTAACTTAAACGTGTCTCCTGTGGGTATTCAGCAAACAACGTTGCCGCGATCATCATGTACATAAATTGTGGAGTTTCATAAATTGCTCCACTGCTTCTATCTTGACAAAGGTATTTGTCTACTACTTGTCTTAGACCTGCATATGTAAATTCTTCATTACGATCGTGTTTAATAAATGTGTTTAGTTTTTTAAGTTCTGTTTCAGTATACTTGTCACGTATGTTAGAGTCATAAACACCTCGATCAATGTTAGCATCTATAACTTGAGAAAGAGTCATGTGTTCATAAGTTCCGTAAACTTGTTTGTGAAGTCCGTATAATAACAATCTTGCCGCGGCATATTGATAGTTAGGTGATTCGAGTGATATTAAATCATTTGCACTTCGAATTAAAATGTTTTGGATTTCGTCAGTTGTCATTCCGTCGTAAAATTGTAAATCCGCATTCATTTCAATTTGTGATGCTGATACACCTGTAAGTCCTTCACAGGCTTCTTCTACAACAAAATGAATTTTATCTAAGTCTAACTTTACTTTACTACCGTCTCTTTTGGTTATAAAAACTTCTTTAGATGCGTTCATTATGTCCTCTTTTCTATACGTTCTTTTATCATGTGTGCAGTCCAGTATTTACTACAAAAACTACAATTCAATTGTTTCTTGGCAAACCATACTGTCTGGCAATTCACTACTTATACAAACACTATTGTTTTCATAGTCAATAATATTGTCATAAACTTTAACTAGATTATAGTATCTTTTTGTCGTATGGTCTATATATATTTTTATCAAAACAGACGTTTTGGTAAACCTTGTAGTTAACTTCAGGGTATGTCCTATCATAAGGGGTATACCGACGGGACAATACCGGTTTTCTTTAATTAACTCCCAAGGCGTTGGCCACTGTTGAGAATTGTAAGGGTTAAGGTATTTGTCTGTAACCGGAGCAGTATTCCAGAACTCTAAAGATGCCCTATAAGGGTCAATACACTCTTCGAGTGTATCTCTAAAAGTTCGCCATTGGGTTATTCGCTCGTCAGTATTTGTATCTAAGAACATCTATGCAAAGTAACTGATAGAATAACTTAGGGTTCCTATACCATTACCGATTGGATTTCTATACTTAACTAGTAAAGTTTCACTACCTGATGTACTGTCCATGTCATCAAGTACTGCTGTCCATTCGATAGCACCGTCGCTCGTGCCTGTGTGACTGTAGTTGTCTGTTATGTTTATACTACTGTCATTTCTAATTGTAAGTGTTAACTTACCTTGTCTAGTTGTATCACTAGATGTTCCGTCTTTTACAACAAGATAATCAATGTATGCAATCTTATCTTTGGTAAAAGGTAATTTAATAATTTGTGTAGGTGCATCTACTTCTGATAGTGTTTCAGTTTTCAAACGTGATTTAGTATAATGTAATCCATCAACTGTTGGTTTAAATGGAACTGCACTTAATGAAGTTTGATTTACAAATGCATCTCTTTCAAAAAAGTCTCCAATACTTGCACATAGTTCACTATCAAATTTAATTACACTTGTTTGTGGTGAGTTTTGTCCGTTGCCGTTGTTAGCAACATCAATAAACACATTTGAAGATGATGTGTGTCCATATGGAGTTGTGTTGTTTGGTGCATGTACTGCAATACCAAAGTCATCAATCTTATCAAATTTACAATTAGTAATTAAGTAATGTCTTGGACCTTGTGCTTGAGAACCTGATCCTGAACTTGTTCTACCTAAGTCAATACCAACATGACCAAATGTAAACAAACTATCTTTAATTGTAATTGTTTGTGTGTCGTATATGCTGTAAACACCAATACTTAATTGTGTAAACTGACAGTTACTAATTGTAACGTTTTCAGATGTAAGTGCGCCTAAGCCTCTTACTTCAATACCAGACTGTGCCGCATCTAATCCTTGTAGTGCATTCCATGTACCTGTAAATTTAACATTATCAATAATACTTTCTGTTGTATTATCTAAGTAAAGTAATGGAGCATCTGCTGTTACTGTTGCGTCAACTGTTAGTGTCATACCTTGTATCATAATATTTTGTGGACGGCTAATGTTTTGCATTGAAGCAAACTCTACATAACTTCCCGGAGTACTATTTCCACCTACTGTTTGAAAAACAGGTTTTGCAGTTTGTGATAATTCATTTGTATCAACATGCATTGTGATAATAGTTTTGTCAGGTCCGTCACCTATAATATTTGCATAAGGTGGAATATGAATTGTGTTTGTAATTTTATATGAGCCTGCTTCAAACTTTAATGCTCTTCTTGAATTTGCATTAAACTTGTCGCTACTGTTTAAAAAGATTTGATCAACTGCTCTTTGTAATGCTTCAGTATCATCTGAAACACCATCACCAATTACACCAAAACTTTTAATACTTACGATATCATCTAAACGTGTTTGTATATTTCTTTTAATTGGATTGTTAGAAAACTCGCCTGTTTGTACAGTTGCGTCTGTGTTTCCTTGGAATTCATATTGATCAAGTAATTGAAAAATGTTTGTTTTTTCTGTTAGGATTTCAGTATTTCCAACAGCCGGAGCACCTTCGGTTACACTGCCATTACCAATATATAATTTTTGTGTGTCTACTGCCCAGCCTAGTTCTGCACTGGCAAGTTGTGGTAAACCAGTTATAGTTTCCTTACCACGTCTATGTTGAATTTTTGAAATTTGTACGACTGCCACTGTGTTCTCCTAATTTATATGTGTATTTACCAATTAGAAGTGATGATTGGCATAGTAATCTTCAACTCGCTTTAACCATTCGTTAGACCAGTGTTCAAACTCATCTGCTACTAGGTCAAATTGCTGGTATTCTAATGCTCTACTACACATAAACACATGTCCTTCACGTATATCAGTGCCGTATACTGCATTATGTGCCATAGCATATGCCGCCATCTGCAAATAGTAATCCTCTACCCATTCTTTTTTCTTAGGCTTGTTAGTTTGTTTAAAGTCCATAATACAAGGAGTTCCTTTGTACTGTCCTACAACATCACAAGTACCTGAATACATCTGTGGATAGTATAATGCTTGTTCAATACCCCATACTTCATCTACATCTACTAGAGCAGATTCAATGATTACATCAGCCATTTTGTTTGCTTGAACATGTACTAGGTTATTGCCCGGCTTACGTTCTTCACCTATAAGAAAACGTTCTAAATTGTTGTGCATTGCTGTACCAACACCTGCGGCCTCAGTTACAATTTGCTGTGCTTGTTTTTCGCCCACTCGCTTTTTCCATGCGATTAAATGCGTCATATCCTTCGTTTTACCTAGGATCGTTGTGACACTTGGTGTTTTACTACCATCGGGTGCTTCGTAAAGTCTTTTGCCTTGTAAGTTTATTTGTTTAACTGTGTGATACTTGTAACGTTCCACATAAGTTGGTGGGGTATGTTTTTCCATTAATAAAAAATCCTGTAGTTGTAGTATTAATTATAACTTCTAAGGGGGACGAATGTCAAGTTATGAGCGTCTGTTTGTTGCTCGTTTTGCCATTTTTTCTATATTATTGGTTGGACTAGAGTCAACATCGTCAACTGTACCATCTGCATCACGTTGCATTTGAGTGTTAAGTGTAACGCCATCTTGGTCAAAGTTTTTTATAACTGCTTTAACTTCATCTGATGTATCATACAAGTCTTTGAAGATTCCATAATCAAAACTACCATGACCGTTTGCTTTCATAAGCGAACCTATTGCTTGATAGGATAGTTCAGCAGTATTGTTTGTTTGGTTAGCACGTTGAATCTGATTGCGGAAAAGCAATACTATATCTTGTTCTAAATCACTACCTGAAAATTCAAATAGTCTCATGTTCGACTCCTTATTGAGCCAACTTGTTCATTATACGAGTTGATTCCGCTACTGATTTTTTCTTAGGTGTATATGACTCTGGTGTATCATTTTCTTCATCACTACCATTGTAGTTGTCATAGAATTCTGCATCACCGTGCTTTTCAATAAATGCTTTTCTAGTCATGCTTTCAGCATCATCTTCTAATGATTTTTTAACTGCACCTTCGCCAATTGACTCACGCTTTTCTCTGCCTGCAGTTTCTTCTCCGCCACTTGCGGCATCACTTGCACTAAACTCATCTGATGGATCAATAGGATCAACTGCATCAACTGGTCCGTCTGCATCTACATCCATTGCAGGATCTAGTTCTTCTTCACCTTCTGGATCAGCACCAATAGTATCTGCTGGTGCTTGTTCGCCTGTAACAATTTGTACACCTGCTGTAAGTGCTTCACGTGATGTAGTTAATACTTCTTGTGTTGCTTCTAATGCAGGTTTAACTGTTGCAACAAATGCTTCTGATTGTTCTAGGCCTAGTTCATCTCTAATTGAGTCTGCTAGTTCTAACATTCCTTCTGCACCCATTTCAGCAACATCTTCTAAGAATGCTGTAAATCTATCTACCATGTCTTTAGCGGCCATTGTTAATTCTGCTTGTTCTTCTGCGCCTTCTTTAACAATTTTACTTTCGCCTACTGCTTCAGCACTTGGCATTCCTTTTTTCATTGACTTCAATCTTTGTACACCTTGCATAGTTAAGAAAGGTTTCATCATTGTTGTCATAGCATCTCTAAAGCCATCAATTTGTTGTTTGTTTAACGGCTTACCTTGCATAATCTTTTCAATTGCCATTCTAGCCAAGTTTGCTTTACTTGGATCGTCCATTACAACTCTTAATGCTGTAAGTACTTTAGAATCTTGTTTTGTATTGTTATCCATGTTAGGGTCAACGTCAGTACCTGCGCCTGGATCATCATCAACATCATCGTTTGGATTTGCTTCTGCAAAGTCACGTTGTACGTCAGCATCGTCAGATTCAACATTCATAATGTCTTCGCCTAGATCGTACTCATCAACACTTTCAAGGGGATTATCAAGATATTGATTAATTGCACTTTCTACAATTTTGCTGATCAGCAATGTTTTTTGATATTCATCACTTTTTAGTGATTCATTAAACTTATGTTTAATTTCAAATTCTTTTAATTTATTTTGAATCTTTGTACTATAAGATTCTAGTTGTGCTTGGCTGTATTTGGCCACATCAACTGTAATACCATGTTTGCTACGTAAGTCTTTCTGTAAAGACTCTACTGTAACTGTGTTCATAAAATCTGACGTTTTCATCGTGTGTAATCCCCTAACGTTATTATAGTGTTATTTAGTGTCAAACAGTAAAGTTTCGGCCTCATCTAGAAGCAACCCTACTGTATCCTTGTATCTTTCATATCTAGGTATATATTCATGTAGCCTAGCATTATACATATCTATCTTAAGATAGTCCTTGTTTTGTTCAGCAACCTTTAATCCATGCTTTAAAAAGCGTATTTCATTATAATAGTGCAAATACTTATGATCTGCATCTAAATGCTCCTGTTCATCAAACTCTACATCCATGCCCAAATATATTGATATTGCTACTGCTATCTTGTGACTAGCAATACCTTTATAGTATGATATCTTTGGATTATGTAGATTTAGTATATTATACCAGCCGTGTCTATCTTTCTTTATATAACAATGTTTGAATTTGATTCCACCATTGTGCGAAACAGGTAACACAAATCCGTTTTGTTTCAAACGAATCTTTACTGACTGTGCAGTGGCCTGAAAGGTAGATACTAATTTTTTAACTTCTGGTTTCATATCTTTAAAGTATAGCGTAAAACTTAATTTATTGCAAGATCTTTTTTATTATACTTAACCGTTTTGGGCATACCTTTTTGCTTTTTAGAAGGTTGCAGTTCAATTTCACTACCGGTTACATTCTTTACTTTCATTTTGGCATTCATTGTTTTGCTTGGACTTTTTGGATCTGCCATAGGCACTTGGAATTCTTGCCCTCTTTGCAGTTTGGTTTGTTGTGTACCTTGCGTACCCTGTGTACCAATAGTTCCTTGTCCACTGCCTTGTTGTGAAAGTTTCTGTGCTGTGTTTGTTTTTAAACTTTGTTGGTTGTTGCTTTGTTTTCTAGCAGTACCACGTTCTTGTGAAGCAAGATCAGTTCCTAGGTTACCTATTGCTTTGCCTATTTTGTTTCCTGTTGCTGGCTTGTTTGTACCTGACCCAGGTCCTGTTTTTGGTACTGGTGCCATGTTTCGTGCTGTTTTTCTAATTGTATTGCCTGCACCTCGTGCTAATGCTCCTGCACCACGTGCTAATGCTCCAGCGCCTCGAACTAATGCTCCGCCTGCAACTCTTGCGGCTGTTGCACCTGCTCCGGCAATAGCGCCGATAATAGGAAGTACTTCATCTAACTGTTCTTCAGTCAACTCATGATCGAGTATAACTTCTTTGAACTTGCTATGTTCTGAATCAATCTCGTCAATACGCATTAACGTTTCCTTTTTTGTACTTTTGCTCTTTTAGGTGCTTTTGCTTTATTCTTACTTAATACTGCTCTACTTACTCCAGAACCTCGTTTGGTAAACATTGATTTCTTTGCCGCCAACTTAGGTGCTTTGGATCTAGTAACAGTCATTGTCTTTTTCTTTTGTGCATCAACTGGTGCATGACATGTAGACATCTTTGCAACAATACGTCCTTTACGTGGACCACTTACACATCTAAACTTACGTGAAATTTGACCTTTGTGTGAACCACCTGGCTTACCACCTCGACCAAAGATAAACTTACCACCTGCTTCTGTTAATTCAAAAAGTCTCATCTTCTATTCAACGTCTTCAATGCTCTAGATGCTGGGTTTGTACGTTTAGTACGTTTAGCCTTACGCATCATTCTTTGTCCAAGTTTCTTACGTGTAATACGCATCTTCATTTTGGCTTGGATATTTGGTGGAGCAAAGCATTGTTGTGCTTTAGACACAATACGTCCATGACGTTTGCCTCCACTACAACGAAACTTACGAACGAGGGCTTTGCCTTTTCGTCCCCAAATTTGCTTCTCCGCGAGATTATTAAAAAGTTCTACTAACAACATGTTAGTATTTAGTTTAAGACATGTTAATGAGAATAACAACGACTGTAGATAACAGTCCTGCAATGATTGTACCTGAGGTACCGATAATAACTTTAATTAAAGAAGAATGTGATTTACCTAAATCATCATGGATGTTTTGAACTTTTTCTTCAACTCCACCCAAACGTTTTTCTAGGTTGTTATAACGTTGCTCACATAAGTCAACGTGTGCTTCTAAATTCTGTTTCTCTAAGTCTGTGGCACGTGCCATAGTTAATATCTCCGTAAACACCCTTTCTCTAAGGGTTATTAAGTAAACTCTTTGTCGTTAGCCTTAATGTGTTATGGTGTGCCTAGTTTGTGCCTTCATAGTTATTTATACAACTTCAACGGTAATATTGGAATTACCTTTGTTGTTTACTATAAACATTTTTGGTTTAGGTACCGTTTCAGTTAAACTACCAGTTATAGGTACCAGTTCTAAATCTTGCTTTAATAGACCTACGGGGTCGCTTTTTTCATCAGTGTACGCATCAGCATGATCAACTTCAAATTCATATGTCCAAACTTTGTGTTCACCTTTGTAGTTTGTTCCAAATTCGCCTGTAACATCTCGAGTTGAGACAAACGGATCATCGTTGAGGTTGATCAAATTACGTAAGTTAATAACTTGCTGTAAAGTTTGAAAATTTTGTTGCTGAAGTAGTTTTTGCTCGTCACCTTGCCCCCTGCGTCTAACGTCAGTTCGGGTAACATCAACTAGTGTTTTGATACGTATCTTCATACACATATTTACCAGCCATAAAAAAAGGGTGCCGTAAAAACGACACCCTCTATTAAACAAACTAATTTAGTTTATTACGCTTGGTCGAAAGTTGCAACTAAAGCGATACCTGTTGTATTTTCAAGTCCGTTAGTTCCATCTGTGTTACCACCATCGCATAATAAGTGTGCAGTTCCAGTTGTTCCTGAAACACCTAATACTGACATGTTGTAAGTAGTAGTTGCTGATGCAATTGAATCAGCCATTGATATTGTACCTGTTGTGATTGCAAAAACAAAAGTTTTTCTGCCAACACCTTGACTTACTCCTACTGTTCCTGCTCCTGTTACTATAGCCATTTTATTTCTCCTTTAAAGTTTCTCTTATGGCGTTTCCCACTCTCCATGGGCAACGTACTATTATTTATACAAAGATCATAAAAAAAGGGCGACACAAAGCCGCCCTTTTGATACTTGTAAAAGTAATCTAATTAATTAGATTGCTTCTAGGTCTGTTACTACTGTAACTGTTACTGTGTCACCATCTGATAATGTTTGTACACCACCAGTTAGACCAGCCAACGTACCTGTGTCTAATACTTGTCCAACTGCTCTTGCAATTGAATTGATATCAACACCGTGTGTGTCTGCTACCATGTAGATTTCAGAACCATCTGCTTTAGTTTGTAAAATGTGTGACATTCCACCTAATGCATCTGTTACTTTAGCGGCCGCCGCGTCAGAACCCATAGCGCCAAGACCGTTACCACCTGCAAGTACAACTTTGAAAACTTGTACTTTAGTAAGTTCTTGCATAGTTCCTCTAGCAACTGCTGTTGGATTTACTCTTGTAATTGAAGCCATTTTATTTCTCCTTTATTAATAATAAATTGCTCTTATGGCGTCTTCCACTCTCAATGGAATACGTGCTATTATTTATAGGATACTAGGAAAAATAATGTATATGCTTAACGTTTTACTCGTTTTGCTCTATTATGTACTTGTTTTAACAAGTTTACGTATCCAGGGCCTGCTTTAATTATGTCGTTTACAATACGCATAACAGGAGCATATGCCTGTGCAAAACGTGGGGGAATACCTAAGCCTCTACTTGTCATACTTAATACTTTGTATGCAAAAGGCAAGTCTTTATTAGGTACACCTAATAGTCTTAACATCTGTATATCTTTTGTGTCTGCCTGTACAGGATCACTAACACTTACTGATGGCTCAGTGTCTCTAACTTGTGAACTTTCCAAGTCGTAGTCTTTAACAAACAACACATAATAATCAACTATGTCTGAGTTGCGTCCTCTTGCTTTTAAAGCCATTTCTAATTCAGTAACTGCTTTACGTTTTTCTGTTGGAGTTAGTCTTCCGTAATTTGCAATACGTCTACGCAATCCACTGTAGCGACTGTTGGATAAGCCGTTGTCTATTTTTAACAAATCGTTTGCATCTGCATAACTTGGATTGCTATTAGTATAACTTCTTAACAATCTTTTTGCAGTTAGTGTAGGAAATGTAAAACGTTTACGCAACATCATTGCTGACCTTGAATCTTTTAGTTTTTCTACAATACGTTCATCGCCATCAATAATGTTTAACAAACAATGTAAGTCATTAGCACTACTTCTAAAGTTATTCCAATTTTGCCATTTAAGTACTTGTTCACTGTATAACTTTGCAAAGCGTCTACTTGGATAATGACGCATTACGTGTAATGCTAAAAAGTATAGTAGTACTAAATCAGAGGCATCAGTAAACGTTAATCTACTAACGCCATCTGAGTTGCGAATCATTTTGCCTTCTGTGATAAAATCTAAAAACTTAAACTCTGACATTAACCAAAGTCCTTAGGAGTAGTAAAGTTTCTGCGACTGAATTCAAGTCTGTCAACAATTTTAACTGCTCCACCTGTATGATCAATTGCTACATAGCCTTCAGGTGAGCCTGCTTCATAGCCATCTGCTGTTTTATAAAAATGTGCAATGCTTTCAATGTTGTTAAGTTTAGTAATAAAAATTTTCTTTAGGTTTGTAATCTCAGTCATAAAAATAATAATGCCCGACAACCCTTTTCTATTTGTATTAATAAAATTCATATTGTTTTCGATCTTTTGTAATCTATTTTTAACTGCTGGTTTCTCTGGATCTTGATTTTTAAGTTTTGCAATCTCGCCTTCAATTCTTTCCTTGTACCAATCAATAAAGCCGTTTAAAAATTCGCCTGGATCGCCTGCTAGTTTGCCTTGTCTAATATTTGTATTAATCCAAATCTTAAAGTTTTTAATAAAATCATCATTTGATTTCATTGCTTCCCATACTGCATTTGGTACTGCTTTATAAGCCCCCATTGCATCTGCCAAATCTTTTTTCACTTGTGCTGTTTCATCTTTTGTCATTAGCACTGAACCTGAAACGTCTTTAAAGAACGCATCGTCAAACCAAACATCGTTCGAACGTTTTAAGTTACTAACATTAACATCATAGTTTGCTGTTGCATCTGCTAATGTATTGCCTTCGTAGTTTGTATGAAACACAATACCAAACTTTGCACTTCCAATACGCTTACCAATGTCACTGTCTACTGGTACTGCATATGTAATAAGTTGTGGTTTGAAAGTGTACATCTTTTCGCCGTCAATTTCTTCTTCACGTCTTGAACTATCGTCAAACATAAAGTCGCCTTGTAGTACGCCTGTAATTCCTAGTTTGCTAAGATAATCATATGCTAGATGTAACTTTGATACTGCACCTGACTCTCCGTATAGTCTGTCAATTTCTTCATGACTAGTTCCTAGTTTAGGAGTAGCATTAAACACACCTTTTGTTCCTACAAAGAATTTTTTACTCTCAGGATCAACTCCGCATATAATTGCAGGAGCACCATCCCATTTTACACTTACTCTTAACTTTTTGTTAGTACGGCCTTTGAGCATATCTGCAAACAACATCATTTGGTTGATTGCATATTCAGCCCCTTCTTTACCACGGTTGAGTGCTTCTTCCTCAACGTGTTCCATATGTGTGTTCTTACCCTCGGCTTCTTGTAGCCTTATAATGTCTTCAATTAACATCGTCTAATTCGCTTTTATCACTTGCTTTGATTTTTTTGATGCCTCGCATAAATTTTGTTGCATCGCCTGACTTGATAGAGTTATAAAAACGCTTCTCCAAATCCTGGGCAACTTCACCATCAAAGTTTGTACGTATCATTTCAACTATGTTGATAGCACTCTCAATTACATGGTTTGCTCTTGACTCTACAATATTCTCTGTCTTTTTAGTTACAGCGAAATCATTAAGTTCTTCTAATAGGCTTCTAGTTTTGCGTTTCATTGTCATAACTCCTTAACACTATTTAGTGGTGTAACACGGTAAATACCATAGGGAACGAAATTAGGAGCGAAACTATGGAAATACATACAAATAAATTAACTAAACCTATTGTAACATTAAATTTCAAAGAACGCAGTCTTTTATTTGCCGAATTAGCACAAATAGCGTATTTGGAAAAGAAAAATGCTACAAAGATAGCAAAACAACTAGGATTTACAACAATTGAATACTATGACTTGGACGGAGCACAGACATATCGCTTTATGAACAAGTATGATATTGTTATTGCTTGTAGAGGTACTGAACCAACAGAGTTCAATGATCTTAAAGCAGACCTACAGGCTTATCCAGTAAAATCAGAAACAATAAGTAGAGTACACAGAGGCTTCAAAGCAGAAGTAGATGAATTATGGCCTATGGTCAGAGAGGACATCACAAGAAAACAAAACAAAGATAAAGAGTTATGGTTTTGTGGACATTCGCTAGGAGCGGCAATGGCTACTATTATGGCAAGCCGTTGTAAACACAACCTTGACAATCTTGATCCTAAAGAATTATATACATTCGGTTCCCCTAGAGTTGGTTGGCCAACTTATGTAGATAGTCTATCAGTTGTACATCATCGCTGGAAGAACAATAATGACATAGTAACTAGTGTTCCATTATGGGTAATGGGGTACAAGCATCACGGACAACAACATTACTTAAACACTTGGGGCAATGTTCGTACTCCGTCAAGATGGCAACTGTTCAAAGACAAGTTACGTGGTATGTGGCGCGGAATCAAAAAAGGTAAAATTGATAATTTCTCAGATCATAGTATGACTGAGTATGTGAAGCATCTTGCAAAACACAGAGATGGTTCAGAAACTATTCAGATTTAGTATTTTTAGATTGCATTTGATAATGATGTAATCGTTGTTGCAGTGCTTCTTTATCTATAGGATCAGAAGTCTTTGTCAATTGATGTTTTATATCAGCAATCATCCGACTGTTGTTTACAGTTTTTTTATATTTGCGTTTCATTATTAGTTAGAAGTTTTACAATGTAAAACTATTGGCCGCTTTGATTTAGTGTTGGGCGGTCTTTGTTCCTACAAAATTATTTATACGAAAAGACTACTAACAGATTCTTCGTTTGTAACTCTACGTATTGCTTCACCAAATAATGTAGATACACTTACTTGGCGTGTCTTTTTACAGTTCTTAGGACAACGGTTAGGAATACTATCAGTTACAACTAATTCATCTAGTACACTCTTTTCAACTTTTTGACATGCTTCGCCTGACAATACACCGTGTGTGATATAAGCACGTACTGATAATGCTCCAGCATCTATAATTGCTTTGGCCGCATTACACAATGTTCCACCACTGTCAATAATATCATCTACTAGGATAGCATGTTTGCCTTTGACATCTCCAATTAGATTCATTACTTCACTCTTGCCTGCTTCTGGTCTACGTTTGTCTACAATAGCAATGTCGCCTCCAAACATGTCAGCAAACTTTCTAGCACGAACAACACCGCCTGCGTCTGGCGATACAAATACTGTTTCTACTTCATCAATGTTATTACCATCTTTATAAAATTGCTTTTTAATATCTTTAGCAAATGCTACACGGCTTGTTAAATCGTCCACTGGAATATCAAAGAAGCCTTGTATTTGCCCTGCATGTAAATCCATTGTAAGTATTCTATCTGTGCCTGATGTTGTTAGTAAATTAGCAACTAACTTTGCAGTAATAGGAGTACGTGAAGCACTCTTACGATCTTGTCTAGCATAACCAAAGTAAGGAATGACTGCGGTAATTCTACTTGCACTTGATCTACGTGCCGCATCAACCATAATCAACAATTCCATTAGACTGTCATTAACAGGTGTGCATGTACTTTGAATAATAAACACATCTTCGCCACGTATGTTTTCAGTAAATTCTACACTCGATTCACCGTCTGCAAACGATGTTATTTTGGCTGGGACTAAATCGCTAAAACAGTGTTCTGCGATCTTTTGTGCTAATTCAGGATTAGCATTTCCTGTTATGATTTTCATCTTCAAACGTTGTCCTTTCTATTACGCAAGGTGTTAAAAGTAATATTATATTTGTATTATATGCTCATACTTATCTAAAGTCAAGAGAAAAGGCAGAGCCATATGACCCTACCTTCTCCAATATATTAGTATCCGTTTGGTACAATAACATAGTGTATCATTAACACTACGCCTACTGAAGCACCTAAGCCAATCATCATCTTAATAAAGTCTTTGGTAATCAACGGAAACACTGTTTTGAACTTTTCCTTGCCAGTCATTGTAGCCATAGCAAGTTCACGTCCACATAACAATCCTACAAACACCCAAGTTGTTGACATTGGAATATCGTTTATTTCTTTAAAGAACAATAGTATTAAAAAGTATACTGCATCAATAATTGTAGCACTACGAACATATTTTGTATTGTGCTTTTCAATTACAATGTTTTGTATCTTACCTCCGCCTTCACGGAACATGTATCCTAATCCAAATACAAATATAAGACTTACTAATACCATAAGGTCCCAAGGTATTTGTCTTGGTAGGAACACTGCAATGTTTGCCATGTCATGACTGAGCCAAGTAAACCACAGGAACCCTGTTGTTACCCATTGTGCTACTCGCCATGCTTTCTTGTGTTCTTCTTTAACAGGCTTTGCTTCATCAAGGACTTTAGTAACTCCTATCCAAATAACATATGCCGCGACTGCCGCCACTGCATAACCCATCATACTCTTTACGAGCATCTTCTCTAGTACAAATGTACTTGCAAAGGCACTTAATACTAAAAAAGAAGTACTAACTGGTACTCCTATCCGTGTAAGTATTAATAGTAGTCCTGGTGCCATTGCGTGATACCATTGTATTTCTTGAAACGGTATCTTGTTAAGTCTACCGTAACTGATGTCTCCACCATTTGTTGTCCAACCGTACCACAATGTATAAAGGAGAACTGCACTTGCACACCCCCACATTATCTTCCAATTAAATCTATCGTTATTACTTGCGATCCATGTACCTAGTGTTTGTACTGAATCATTTGCTATTACGGAATAAGCGGCAAAGGCGAAACCTATTGCCATCCATAGGGTGAGTGCGTCCATTCTTATTTCTCCTATCTGCTTGATGCTTTTACCACATCGCTCACATTGTTAAAAGAGATTGGGCTCAACGTTGCCCAACTTTCTACATTTTATAATTCGATTAACTATAAAACACAATTATTTATAGCATAGTTTTTAAACAATGTCAAGAAAGAAAATTAAATTTTTGTTACACTTTGAGTTTGGATTTAAGATCAGTGATGGCGGCTTTAATGGCATCTTCTGCTAGTACAGAACAATGTATTTTAACTGGAGGTAGTGCTAGTTCTTCTGCTATGTCTGTATTCTTAACTTCAACTGCTTGTTCAAGTGTCATACCTTTAACCATTTCAGTCAGTAAACTTGAACTAGCAATAGCACTTCCACAACCATAGGTTTTAAATTTAGCATCTTTAATGACACCTTTTTCAACTTCTATTTGTAATCGCATAACATCTCCACATGCAGGTGCACCTACCATGCCCGTTCCTATGTTATCTCTTTTGGGATCAAATGTTCCAACGTTACGTGGGTTTTCGTAATGGTCAAGTACTTTATCGGAGTATGCCATATCGTTCTCTTGTAGTTGTATTACATTTATTTATAATAGTAAGAATGTCTATAAAAGAAAAGGGAGTACCTAAGCACTCCCCCGCAGGATTAAACGAATTGCTTCGCTATTTCTCTTTCTGCTTCAGTAGCAAAGTTTTTATCCCAATCGTCCAAATGCTTTTTCATAAAGCGATTGAACACTGGTGGTACTAATGCTAGTGCAAACAATGTAAAGTAGCCTATACCTGTGTTAGGTGCACCTACTTCATCTAGTTCCCAGAAGTGTGTTTCACCTCTGTCATGATGATCAGCCTGGCGACCAATCTCTATGAAGAACCAACTTGTGAACAATGTAGAATTATCCCATGAGTGTCTGTAGTCTATTGGTTCACTTTTAACACGTACCAACCCATAATGTTCTAGATAGTTAAGTGCTTCTAGTTCAAAGTTTGATATCATCCAAACCAATGCCATACATGCGACACCTGCCCATCCACCTGCTAAAAAGAACAAGAAGATAGTAGGGAAACTCATCATGTAACCTCTTATCCATCTATTACTTAAAGATAGGAAAGGTTTATCTAAACGCTTCAATCTTTGTTTCTCCATTTCAAATAGGAACTTACTTTGTCCTAAATGGCTTTTAAAGAAATGTTCGTATAGATTACGTCCACGTGGTGCAGTTGCAGGATCATCTTCACTTGCTAATTCCAAATGATGATTGTACACATGAGCATAACAAAAATGTGCTGAACCTGAAAGACCCATCATCCAACGACTTATTATAAAACTAAAGCCTTTGGTGTGTGATAGTTCATGTCCATATATTATACCTATGCCTGCAAATATACCTGTTGATAGGACAGCACCTAACAACTCTACTCCCCACATACCTGAATATATCTGATATGCAAGTCCAAGTTGTAGTGCTACAAAAACTGGTAACATTGAATACATTACTGCATTTTGTAACCATGGGATGCCATAAGGTTCACCGTTCTCATCAAAGCCTGCTCCTGAGGTTTTGCGAGTTACTAGTGTATCAAATATGATGCCTATTCCCAATAGGCCCACACCTGTCCATGTCCATGCACCACCTGCCATCACTCCTGCGAGTGCAACAAGTATCAATGCCGGAGCAATGAAATACCTTATATTGATTAATGCTTTTTTACGATATGCATTGTATTTCCTCCTGCCAGTTACTGGCTGTTGTTTACAATACTACATAACAACTGTAACACAGACCAATTCATGTGTCAAGTTATATACAATATATTTATAACATGGTATAAAAACCGCAATAATTTAGAACATGCTAATATTCTTATACTCATGCACTAAGAGCATGACAGCCTTTACCAAATATAGGTTGCATTTTGTGTATTGTTATAGTAGTATAATATAAATAAAGGTGAGTAGGACAGCATGGTTGTACTATTCGACACACATACACACTGGAAAGACAGTGGGATGGCGCAGACATCCTAAAAAAGCGAACGACGGCTACCAAAGGTAGTTGCACCGCCGGGGAAGTTCCGGGGTATTGCTTTCCTCAAGCATCCAAAACTTATATAAGGAGAAGTAAAATGGCTACTATGCTATTCAACGGCCTTGTGAGTTTACTTGGAAACCCAAGCCCATCTAAGGCTTTCGAAAAAGAGATGCTCACATACGCTAAAACTGAGTACGGAAATGATTGGCGCTATGCCTATCATTATATGCTAACGCACGATGGACGTGGTCCACGCACGGGAGTATACAACTAATGACACAACATATTACGATAACTGCATCATGGGTGCAAGACGCAATACATGGGTTTGCGGATTTAGTTAGAACAATAAAACTAAAAAGAAAAAACAAAGCAATGGCTCGTAAAACTTACCAGGCACTGCAAAAACTAACAGATCATGAACTAAAAGACTTGGGAATTGGGAGATCAGACATTACATCTATTTCACTAGGAACATTTAATGATAGAAGAATGAACATAGAAACAAATAAAAATTTAAGAGGATGGGTATAATGACTGTAGCAACAATGACAAACACAACATGGACTTACACATGTAAACTCTGTAAGGTAATAAGAAATGCATTCGCTGTATTATTTGTAGGTATAATTGCATTAGGTGAATCAGCAGGTAGAGCAAGAGCGGCCGCTGAATTATCTAGACAAGGATATCACGATGAAGCAAGAGCGTTAATGATTTTACCAATGGAGTATAAAAAATAATGTTTTTACATCTTAAAAAAATATTTGGATTATCCGAAGCACACCGAAAAGCAAATAGAACGTATAACGAGTTAAGTGAACTTACTGATTACGAACTAAAAGACATAGGTATCTGTAGAGGAGATATTAGAGAAATTGCTAATGAAGCAGTGCGTGAAGCAGAAGCAAAAGAAACTTACGAAGCAGGTGATCATTACATGCGTGGTAAGACTGTTGCTACTTGGAAGGGCAAGGCTCATGTTTAAAAGATTTATCAAAGCAATGGAATACAGAAGTTACTGTATGGCAATTAGAGAACTAAGAGCCCACGGCTATCACAAAAGAGCAAATGAGATATCTGAGTACAAACATAAAGTCTACGGTAGTTTCTAATGTTAGATCCAGATCATACATATATTAAGCCCAAAGGCGAAAAGAAGAAAGGCGGCAAATAATGTGGCCTTACACTGAAGAAGAGCAAGACTGGGTATCAGGAAAATAAAAAGTGTTGCAGAGAAATCGCCCGCCAAGATGACTTCTCTGCAACTTTTTCAAATTGAGTATATATTATTTTTTGTTGAAAATTGAATATAAAACCCAGACAGCAACAAGACCAACTAAACCTTGTGCAGAGAAACCTGCAACAATGTTTTGAATGTTAGCAATTATGTTGATGTTTGGCCAGAACGGAATGTTCTGTCCGTTGAACAAGACTTCTAACACGATGCCTAACGAAAGCAAACTAATTCCTGCTTCTGTTAATGCTCCGGCCCAAGCCTTTACTTTATTTAGAATGTCCATATGAACCTCCTTTTCTTAACGCTGATCACTGTCGTCAGCATGTTTATTTAGGTAGGTAACTCCCTAACTTAAACTAGCATATATGGTCTAAGGTAGATACAAGTGCTATAGAAATCTAAATGTTGTAGTATTACTCATTGACAATACTAAATAATAATGTTACAATAGTAACACTACACACATACACACAAGGAGAAATATTATGTCAGTAGATACAAAATACGGCGAAGCCATCTTTAAACAAACTCAAGAAGTTGCAGAAATGTTTAAGGCCGCAATGCCAAAAATCACAACAAATAAAAACGGATACGAAATCAGAACCAAAGTGTTAGAAATGGCACAAGGTAATGTATGGAATGACTATCATGCAAAGTTTTCAGGTTGGGAACAAACTGTAAAGCGTGATAGAGACTCTGGTGAAGTTACAATGAATGTACAACTACCAGAAGTACCAGGTACAGACGCTGTACTAGAAGCGGCTGAAAAGTTTTACGATTTTGTAAACGGTAACAAGCCAAGTAAGTAATAACGAAACTGAGGGCAGAGATTCACGGTATACCTGTCAACGCTCTATAAGTTATGAAAAGAAACCCCGACATTAGAAATAGTGCCGGGGTTTTTATTGACTGATTACTTGCCTTCCATTAACGCTACTGCTTTATCATAATCTTCACGACTAATGACTTCTTCACGTAATAGTTTTTCTCTGTTTGCTAGATGTTTCATAGCAATTTCTTCTTTACTTCCGCCAAAGTATGCAACTGCATGTCCTTCTTGAACAAGGATATCTGTTACTAGTTCTGCTGGTTGATTTTCCCAACGCTCTACTTTGAAGTCTCCTAGGATACGTCCGAACTTGCCTTTCATATCTTCGCCTTTGCGATCTTCAGTAGTAATAAGTTTACCACCGTCCTTCATAAGTTCTTTGAGTCTTGCTTTAGCGGCTTCGCCAAACAAGTCTTCTACTTTGTCTCTTGTGCGTGACTCTGGGGTATCAATACCCATAATGCGTACACGTTCGTCTGTTAGTGTTACTCCGAACCCTAAGTCAATGTCTACATCTACTGTATCACCATCAACTACTTTAATGACTTTTACATCATACTCGTTGGTATTCATACTCTCGCTCCTCTTTTATTATGTGTGTATTTATTGGTTAGGTGCTATTTGCCGCCATTTGTTGCTCCTTGTTATATTGTTGTTTATAAATATCAGTAAGGAGTAAACATGGCAATAAAAATTAAAGATTTACCACGTTTTAATGATGATTGTAAAGATTATCTGCAACGTATTGAAGCAATTGAACAACCAAGTCAAAAAGAGCAGGCAGTAGAAATGTATAATATATTCATTAGTGCTGTTGATGCTATTGATCAGTCTGTAGAAAACCTTGTAGACAGTGGTCCTGTATTTGGCAACGAACATCAGTTGCTAAAAGAAAACCTACAAACTGTAAGACTAGATCTTGTTAGGTGGTTAAAAACAAACTCACCTCTTGAAGAAACTAATCCAATTAAAATTGACGGTTAATTATTTGTATCTAAAGGTTACTCTACCTTTGGTAAGATCATAGGGCGATACTTCTACTTTAACTTTGTCGCCCATTAGCACTCTAATCTTATTCTTTTTCATTCTACCTGCCGTATAGGCTATGATTGTATGACCGTTGTCTAGTTGTACTTTGTACATTTGATTTGGTAATGTATCTAAACATGTACCATCTAATTCTATTATGTCGTCTTTACTCAAAAAGTTTCTTCTCCACTTCGTCCCAAAATTTAATACGAGCATTCATTGCTTCTACTGCTACTGCTTCTGCTTCAACATATGCTAATGGATCTTCACCACATAAGTTTTCTACAAGTTTAGTAGCCATAGGTCCGTGTTCGTCACCATCTAGATCAATATGTCTTTGTAGATAGTAATGAAACTTCTTTGCCTCGTATGAATTAATATTAAGTTGCTGTAATATACCTTTAAACATTCCAGGTATAACTGCTTCTCTCCCATATGTAAATGCACTAGCAATTACATGTTTCTTTCCTGTAGCAATAAAGTCAAATGTTGTACGCATAAAATCTCTAGTACAATCGGGTATACCTTTTGTATTTTCTATTGCGTAGTCAATGCCTTGTTGTTCTACATTGTCAATGAATCTTAAAATAGGTTTAGTGTTTGCACCTACTTCAGCCATTGCCTGTAAGTACAAATCAAAATGTGATATGCTTCCGCCACCTAAGTCTTTGTCAGACTCTTCACCCCAAATAATTTCGTTAATAAGTCTAGCACTTTCATCTCTTGTGTGCTTTGTAGGTAACCATACATCACCACTTGGACAGATACGATGTTGTAATGCTTTGGCAAGACTCATAAAGTCCCATACTGGAAACACATGATGTTCCATAAAGATTCTTAAGTCCTGCTGTGTTTGAATCACATTGGTACTGAGTAAAGGATGTGTTGTTAGTTCTAACTGTTTAACTTCTATATTTTTTAATGGTAGTTTCATCTAATCCACTTTCTACTAATTCTGCATCACTGCCAAATATTGCCTTAAAGGCTCCGCGTTGTATTGCTTTGTTCCATACTTTCTCTAATGCACAATTAGTAAGGAACACGTAGTCTGGTACATTAATTGGACAATTAGATTTGCATAATCTATACACAGGACAAACTTTACAATGCTTATCATAACGACTGTAATCTACTTTTTTAATTACTACATCTTCAAGTTTATTA